CTCGAAGAAGCCGGAGTGTCTTTCCCACACGCCAAGCTGCGAGACGTGCAGATTGCAGCCCCACTGATCTGGGAGCACCACGACAGCTACTCGCTGGACGCCATCGCTGGGCGACTCGGCATCATAGGCAAGGACGAAAGCCTGCTGAAAGAAGCCGCTGGCATCTACAATGCTCACCCGAAGAAAGAACTGTATAAGCTGCCGGCCAAGTATGTTGGGCCATACGCTGAGCGAGACGCAGTCTGTCCACTCGAAGTGTTCAGGGAGCAGGAGATTACGCTCACTGCCCAGGGGCTAGATAGGGTGTTCCAGCTAGAAACGGAGCTTCAGCCGGTCATTCTCAGGATGATTCGCCGAGGCGTCCGCATCGACTGGGAGAAGCTAGAAGAAGTTGAGACCTGGGCATTCCTAGAGGAGCAGAAGTGCTACGATATCATCAAGCAGGATACTGGTATCTCGATTGGCAGCGGCGACATCTGGACTGCAGGCCCGCTCGCCAGAGTGCTGAAGAGTATGGGCATCCACGTGCCTATGACCAAGACAGGCAAGCCATCGGTGACCAAGGAATTGCTGGGCTCCCTGGGCAGCTTCAAGGCGGCGATTGCCATAGGCCAAGCGAGAAAGTTCAACAAGTTGAGGACGACTTTTGTAGCGTCTGTTCGAGAGCATGCTACCAATGGTAGGCTACACTGCGAGTTCAACCAGTTGCGGAAGAGCTCAGCAGACGAAGAGTTTGAAGACGACCTCTCCGGTGGGCGATTTGGCAGGATTAGCTCATCCCACCTGAATATCCAACAACAGCCCTCCCACGATGACTTCGCCAACTTCTGGCGGTCAATCTATGTGCCCGAGGAAGGAAGCCTTTGGGCCTGCAAGGACTACAGCCAGCAGGAACCCCGCATGACTATCCACTACGCTGCTGTGTGCAAGTGCACTGGTGGAGCAGCGGCAAGACAGAAATACATTGATAATCCCGCTACCGACAACCACACGATGACTGCCCGCTTGTGCTACGGATATCCAGACGATGTAGAGCCTCCCAAGAACGAGAGGAAGGTGGCCAAGGTCATCTTCTTGGGCAAGGCATACGGCATGGGAGGGGGCAAATTGGCAAGAACGTTGGGCTTGCCCACGGTGCTCAAGACTATCAACGGTCGCAGGTATGAGGCCGCTGGGCCTGAGGCGCAGAAGATCATCGACCAGTTTGACGCCCGCTTGCCTTTCCTCAAGGAATTGGCCAAGCTCTGTGAGCACAAGGCTGCTGCAGCAGGCAGCATCAAGACGCTACTGGGCAGAGTGTGCCACTTCGAGCAAGATGATGACGGCGGGTTCAAGTTCGTGCACAAGGCGCTGAACCGGCTTATCCAAGGATCATCGGCCGACCAAACCAAGCAGGCGATGATCGAAGTGGACAGGGCGGGTGCTTACCTACAGCTGCAGGTTCACGACGAGCTTGACTCTAGCGTTGGGTCAAAAGAAGAGGCCCTCCGCTATGCGCACATAATGGAGCACTGTGTGGAAACCACAGTGCCCTCCAAGGTAGACGTTGAAGTAGGCCCATCTTGGGGTGAGATTCACTAGAAAGAGGTGCCAGATGCCAGTAGAAGAGACAGTCCCTCCGCTCAACTCCCCAGTCACCCGGATTCCGCTGGACCTGGGATCACCGCACATTGTGGTAATCGACCCAGCCAGCCCGTTCCAGGGACTCTGGAGCACGTTCTACGAAGATACCTACAATGCGCTCCTGGACCAGGGGGTCTTAGACAAAGATGCAGCGCGGGTAGACTCATTCGCCACTGAAGAAGTGGCCAAGCGAGTCCTTCTAGACGCGCTCAGGCAGGCCAATGACCACGTGATTCGGATACTCCAGCCTTGGTACAAGAAGACCGGGGACGCCTCTGTGGCATGGAGTCTGATGCAAGACGGCATGCTGGTGTCGGAGTACCGTGCAGTCGCAAAGGATTGTGGTATTTCGGGATCAAAGTCATGGACTGAAGTAGAGTACAACGTAGAGAACAAACTCATCCAACTGGTGTAGCATGTCAGAGAGTGGAATGAGAAGCCATGTGATCCAGGCCATTGGGCATCTTGACCCAGTGGCAGTAGAAAACCATGTTTGCCCAGGGACGCCAGACATAAACTATGCCGAGGGGTGGATTGAGCTGAAGTGGCTCAGAGAGTGGCCCAAGCGGGCGGACTCCAACGTGCCAGTGCCTCACTTCACCCCTCAGCAGAGAGTCTGGCTGTCCAAGCGCCAAAGGGCAGGCGGGGCAGTGTTTCTTTTGCTGCAGTGCAAGAGAGAATGGATGTTGTTTGATGGTGTGACAGCAGCAAAGCTGATAGACAGAGCGAGTAGACCTGAACTGATCAAAAGTGCCCTTTTGTATATGAGCAGCGGCCTGAACGCCGAGGAGCTTTCCAGATGCCTGACATGCCGAAGCCAGACTACTTCGCCTCAACACAATTCCTCTCAAGGTGGAGCAACCAATGGATTCTGACGGCCATCCTTCCGGACACTAGAGAAACGGTCACCGAAACCTTCACCGAGGAAGCTCCTTGTAGAGAATGGTTGGAGTCTGTCGGGCCGACGCACAACATCTACTTCCACGTCAACCCCTGCCTTCGTCCACTCCGCAAGAAAGCCGGCAGGGCAGACATCGCAGCACTAGCGTGGCTGCATGTGGATATCGATCCGCAGCCTGGGCAAGACCCCAAGTTTGCTCTGGACATGCTCAGGCAGCCACCAGAAGGACTGCCTGCCCCCACTGCCATTGTGTTCAGCGGAGGAGGATACCAGGGCTTCTGGAAGCTGTCCTCACACTTGCAGATCAATGGCATCGAAGAGAAGTACGAAGATGCTAAACGGTACAATCAGTTCCTAGAGCAGGCATTCAAAGCCGACAACTGCCACAATGTGGACAGGATTATGCGGCTTCCTGGCACGATCAACTGGCCTGACCAGCGCAAGAAAGCCAAGGGTCGGCAGCCAGCGCTTGCGAGACTCATCGAGTGGCACAATGAGCGTATCTACCCGCTCACTGAGTTCAAGCAACTCCAGCCTGTACAATCCAAGGGGATGAAGGGATTCTCCAGCAACTCGCTGAAAGTCAGCGGGAATTTGCCCAGGTTGGCATCGCTGGACGAGCTACCCAGCGGCGTAACGATGCTGTGCAAGGTGGTTATCAACAATGGCCACGATCCCGACGAGCTGAATCGTTTCGGGTCAAGGTCAGAGGCTCTGTTCTTCGTCTGCTGTGAGTTGCTTCGGAACGATGTGTCGGTGGACACGATCTTCTCGATCATCACCGACCCGGAGTTCGGCATATCGTCGTCTGTGCTGGACAAGGAAGCGTATGCAGAGAAGTACGCATTGCGCCAGATTGAGCGGGCACAAGAGTATGCGATAAACCCATGGCTGGCCAAGATGAACGACCAGCATGCGGTGATCGGGAACCTCGGCGGCAAGTGCAGGGTCATTGAGGAAGTCTATGACGAGCAGCTGCAGAGGTCCCGCCTTGTCAAGCAGAGCTTTGAGGACATTCGCAACAGATACTGCCACATCAGGGTGCAAGTCGGTCTCACACGAGACGGCTCTCCAATGTATGCCCAGCTGGGCAAGTGGTGGCTGACGCATGAAAAGAGACGCCAGTACAACAGCTTGGTATTCTCACCAGGTGGTGACAGAGAAGGTGACTACAATCTCTGGCGTGGCTTCGGTGTCGAGCCCAGCCTGGGCAATCGGCACCTATCGTTTCTTGCCCACCTGAGGGAGAATGTCTGTCAGCGCCAAGATGCTCTCTACGACTATCTCCTCGGCTGGTTGTCCCGGGCCGTCCAGCTTCCTGGGCAACAGGGCCACACTGCTGTTGTTATGAGGGGTGATCAGGGAGTAGGCAAGGGATTTGTGGCAAAGGCCATCGGGAAACTGTTTGGACGGCACTTCCTTCATGTGGCCAACGCACAGCACTTGACTGGCAACTTCAACTACCACCTGCGAGATTGCGTGCTGTTGTTTGCGGATGAGGCATTCTACGCTGGTGACAAACGACATGCCAGCGTGCTAAAGACATTGATAACCGAGGACTCGCTGGTTATTGAAGCCAAGGGGCTGGACTCTGAGATGTCTCAGAACTGCACCCACTTGATTATGGCGTCAAACGATGACTGGGTAGTCCCTGCTGGTATGAACGAGCGCCGCTTCTTCGTGTTGGACGTCAGCAATGAGCACCGGCAGGATACCACCTACTTCAATCAGATCAACAAGGACTTGGAAGACGGTGGTCTTTCCAATCTCCTCCACTTTCTCCTTGAGCAAAACATCAAGGAGTTCAACGTTCGCAAGATTCCTCAGACTGTGGCTCTTCAGGAGCAAAAGGTCTACTCGTTTTCGGCTGAGGAAGAGTGGTGGTTTTCTAAGCTCCGGGAGGGTCGTGTGCTCCAGCGACGTGACGGATGGCCGGTTATCATTCTGTGCGAAGAGCTTCTGGATGATTACGTTCAGTACACTCGCAACTTCTCGCTGTCTTCTAGGGGAAATGCCACCAAGCTAGGCCGCTTTTTGCGGAAGTGCTGGCCTTCCTGCGAGCGCAAGCAGCTCAGCGGGTCCGTTTCTGCAGAGCTCAACGGTCAGAAAAAGGATCTTGAACGTCCCTATGTGTACGCGCTGGAATCCTTAGACAAGATGCGTTCACACTGGGACCTTCACTATGGTGGACCATTTTCGTGGCCCGCCCCGCCCCCCGTCC